GGAGTACATTTAACTCTCCAAATATGTGGATACCAAGTTGGAGAATAGCCTTCGCTACCTCTTGCGGCATCTTCAATAACATAATATCTATTAATTGCTTGTGGTCCTTCTGGATAGTAAGCTGAAACTTCACCAACGGCTGTACTTGATGTACCAGTAATAGTTTCACCAACTGTAAAGTCACCGTCAGTAACCATTCTTAAAACTTTTGCATTGTGATTATAATTTACCACGGTAGCAGTCGTACCACTTGTTGCACCAGTGACAGTTTCACCTTTTCTAAATTTTTTTGCTGGCTTTGTGGTAAACTCTAAACGTGCCATGTCTAACATAGTGTCATCACGTTGATGTGGTAATTCTAAAACATCACCACTCATTAATTTTCTACCTAGTGTGTCAATCATTTCATTTAAATGAAAAGTCATATAGATAGTGTCATTAGATAAAAACGCACCAAATTGTGTTAGATCAAAATCTGAATCTTGTACCTGATATACACCACGCATATCATAAACGTCAGCATCATACTTACGATCTCTATTTTCTAAGAATAGCAAGTCTTGTATGTTGTTAGGACGTACCACAGAATTGTCAGGTTGTGTACTATCTGTGCTGTTTGCTTGAGCATGTGGACCAAGGTATTTGTGTATGAATACACCAGTGCCGCCAACATTAAAATGTTCGCGGATCACACGATCTATCATTTTGTAATCATTACCTTTTTGTGGTTTCCATAAGCTGAGTCGTGGCATATCTAAATCCTTTTATGTAAGTATTTATTCAATCAAAGATTGACAAAACTCGTGAATTATGTATAATGATGTATATATAGCAGTATGGATGAGAAAAAATTGAAACATGATAAATTGCTGGATATTCCAGATTTCTTAAGGCGTTTAGATGAAAATCGCACTGAAACAGTGCCACAAGTAGCTGAACAACCTGTAGAAGAAAAGCCGATTGTAGAAGAATCTACTGAACCAGAGCCAGTTGAAGAAAAGCCCAAAAAACCTTCAATACAAGATCGTATGCGTAGACGAATGATGTACATCATAGGCGATATTGATGATGCTTTTGAAAATGTATGGGCAAGAAATGAAGATCCTAAAAAGTTTAAAGCATATCATTATTTTCTTGCTAATGATATACCTGGTGCATTTATGAAAATGATTAAACCACATATAGATACGTACATTGATGAGCAATCAAAGGGTTTAAAATACAGAGATATTAAACCAAAAGATCGTACAGATGAACAGCAAGACTATGTGGAAAGTTTTGATTCATATTCAAAAGTTGAAATGAAACAGCATATTGCATGGTGGGAACGTGTATATAAAGATTGTGAATTATGGGAAGCAAACAAAAAGAAACAACGTAAGCCACGTAAGTATAAGCCACCTTCAAAAGAAAAAATGGCGGCCAAAGTCAAATATAAAGCAGAAGATAAAGATCTAAAATTAGTATCTGAACTACCTATTAATTTGCCAGGATGTACAGCAGTGGTAGTATTCAATACTAAAAATAGGAAATTAGGTATATATGAAGCTACTCATAAACATCATGGATTAACACTCAAAGGCACAACCCTGTTAAATTACGATTTAAACACTGGTTTACAGAAAACAGTACGTAAACCCCAAGAAGTACTGGAAAAGCTAAATACGGGGGGTTTACAAGCGATTAAGAACACCTTTAACGCACTATCTACAACCGAAACTAAACTTAACGGAAGATTAAACAAGGAAACTATACTACTCCGTATTTTTCAATAATAAAATAAATACAAGTATAGGATATTAAAATGGCCAAAGAGAAATCAAATAGAGACAAAATTATTGAAGATATACGTAACCTACTAGGTGATGGTATGGTTGATGTTGAGCTTGATCCAAAACATTATAATCAAGGTTTGGACATGTCTTTTGATAGATTTAGACAAAGATCATCAAATGCTAATGAAGAAGCAACTTTATTTTTGCAAATACAAAAAGACATAAATGAATATACATTACCAAATGAAGTTATTGAAGTACGTGAAACATTTAGACGTGCTTTAGGATCTGATCAACAGTCAGGTATTGATGTTGACCCATTTGAAATTGCTTACACTAACTTGTACTTTTTACAAGCAGGTAGAATTGGTGGCCTAACTACTTGGGAAGCATTCAGTCAATATCAAGAAACAGTTGGTAGATTGTTTGGTAACAAAATTAATTTTACTTGGGACACAGTAACTAAAAAATTAACAATTATCAGAAGACCAAGAAATGCAGAAACATTATTATTGCAAGTTTACATGAAACGTACAGATGAAACATTATTAGATGATCCATACGCAAAGTCATGGATAAGAGAATATGCACTTGCACAATGTAAAATGATGTTAGGTGAAGCAAGATCTAAATTTGGCCAATTGCCAGGAGCTCAAGGCGGAGTAACATTAAATGGTGCTGATTTAAAAGCAGAAGCTCAAGCGGCAATGGATAGATTAGAAGAAGAAATTAGGAATTACACAGATGGTGGTGATCCACTTGGTGTAATAATTGGATAATTTCATTTGACAAGATATCAATAATGTTATACTATAGTAACTATGATTGAAGTTACTTTAGACATAGATAAAATTTCCAAAAGAGATGAATACATAGGACAGTCAACAGGCACTAGTGTTGAAGGCGGTGCTCTAAATGCCAATTATAGAGAAGTTGATGCAGTTGCCAGAGTAGCAAATTACATGGGTATGCTTGGATACAAATATGAAAAAGACTGGCACTGGGAAGATGCTGGATGTGATGAATTAACTGTAAAAGTTGATAGTGAAGATATTGCAACACAATTAAAATTGAGGTGGTAAATTGATTATTGGATTAGTAGGCTGGATTGGCAGTGGCAAAAATACTGTTGCAGACATATTAGCAACACAACACGAATATAAAAGAGATTCATTTGCGGCACCATTAAAAGATGCTGTATCAAACATATTTAATTGGCCCAGACAAACACTTGAAGGTGATACTGATCGCAGTAGGCACTTTAGAGAATGTGTTGATCCTTATTGGGCAAACAAATTACAAATTAAAAATTTTACTCCAAGATTAGCATTACAGTTAATTGGCACAGAAATAATGAGGGAGTCTTTTCATCACAAAATTTGGTTAGATAGTTTAGAACACAGATACATTGCTGGCGGTCAAAAACCAACAATTGTTACAGATTGTCGTTTTAGAAATGAACTTGCATTTGTAAAACAAATGGGTGGATTTACAATTAGAGTAAAACGTGGTGATGATCCACATTGGACAGGCTTGGCTAAAGAAGCACAAGATGGTGATGCGTTTGCTGGACAACAATTAGCTGATATTGGTATACATGCAAGTGAATGGGATCATACTGGTGTGCTAGTGGACTTTATAATTGAAAATAACGGTACATTAGAACAGTTAACTGATAAAGTAAGTAGTGTAGCAAAAGTTTTAAGTAACGTGTCTAAAGCTAAAAAAGAAACACAAACATTTTAAACATCAGGCATTAAGTCACCTTGACGCCACTTAAATTCTTCCATAGTCATAATTCTCTGACAGTTAGCACATATAGTTTTTAAATTGTTAATAGCACTGTTTCGTAAATCACCATCAATATGATATACATCTAATTGTGCATGATGCTTGGCTTTAAAGCCACACTTTTCACATATGGCTTTCTTTTTATAACCATGTTGTTGCCATGTAGCTGTAGAACTAACACCTTTACCTTTGCTTAAACGTATACATTTATCGCACATTTTACGATAATAGGTCTTATTACCTTTTTTGTAATTAAAGGCACTTGGTCTTGACTTACATTTACTACATAATGGTCTATTATCTGTCATACTTGTATTTACTGCCCTTTTAAAGGGGAAAATATAGGTGCTTAAACCACCCTCTTTTACCCAACATTGAATAAATAATGTATATTGGCAACAACATAGTTGCCAGGTTATTATGAAGGAGAGATTACAATGCCAGATTTAGTTTCACCGGGTGTTTCAGTTACAGTAACTGATGAATCGTTTTACGCCGGCGCGGCACAAGGTACAGTACCATTATTTGTAGTGGCTTCAGCACAAGACAAAGCTGATCCAAGTTCTACAGGTTCAACAGCGGTAGGTACTACAAGTGCTAACGTTGGAAAAGCGTATTTGATTGGTTCACAAAGAGAACTGTTATCAACATTCGGTACACCAACATTTTATTCAGCTGGTTCAACAATGATACCAGGTGATGAAAGAAATGAATACGGTTTATTAGCCGCATATTCATATTTAGGAATTTCGAATAGAGCATACGTAGTTCGTGCTAATGTAGATTTAGCAGATCTTACAGGCTCAGCAAGTGTTCCAGCGGGTACGCCAGCAAACGGTACGTACTGGTTAGACACAACAGCAACTGACTGGGGAGTTTACCAAGCAAGTGCAGGCGCATGGAGCAAAGTTACACCAGCAGTATTAACAGATACACCAAGTGCGGCGGCAACATCAAATGTTAACGCCTCAGGCGCACCAAAAAACACTTACGGTCAAAATGATACTTTTGCCGTAGTAGCATCTACAACACCAGCAAGACTTTTTGAAAAAGTTTCAGGCAGTTGGCACCAAGTAGGTTCAACAGGCGGTGGTGAATGGCAAGCATCTAAAACAGGTACACCAGTTGTTTATATGCAACCAGGTACTGGTTCAGCACCAAGTGCCGCTACAGCAGGTTCAATTTGGGTTAAAACAACAGCAGTTGGCGGTGGTGCTAACGTAGTAGTAAAATACTATTCAACAAGCACTAACCAATGGTCAACAATTTCAGCACCTTTATATGCTGATGATGACAATGCTATCACAGCCTTAACACCGGCGGCAAATGCATTATACACAATATTTGATGATGATGACGATGCAAACTGGGATAAGACAGACATTGACAATGCAACATACAAGCAATCAGCAAACAATTCTGATCCAGAAGTAGAATATCAAGTTAGACTTAGAGGTACAGCAACTACAACAACAGCTACTGGGACTAAAGACTTCGAAGGTACAACTAATGATTATACACTAGCTGGTACAGACACACACGTTAAAGTAAAAATTTGTAACGTTGAAGTTGAAATTGCAACGGCTGGTTCGGCAGGTACAAGAGTTACTCTTGCAGAAATAGTTGCAGGTATTAACAACAATGCGGCATTAACAGCTAAAAAAGTTGTAGCATCAATTGAAGCAGGTTCAGGTACAAAACAATTTTTGAAACTTGAAAGAACAAATGGTAAAAACATTTGGGTTGAAGATTCAAGTGCGGCAGGTTCAAACAAAGCGGCAACAACTACTGCTAACTTAGGCTTTACAGATAATAAAGCAAGTGGCGCCGCGGCATGGTTTGAAGCGTCAATTTGGAGCAACTTAACTTATGAAGCTTCAGCTAACGCACCAACTTCAAGTCCAGTAGATGGCACTTTATGGTATGACACTAAC